AAAGGAAGCTAAGAATGGAAGAACTTGGATTAACAAACATTTTGGGTGAAGAAGACGTGGAAAGACTTGGTCTTTTTGGTTCACCTGATGAAGAAGACTCTGAAGATTCTGTACAATTTGATGAATAGGATTCTGAAGAGCAAGAAGATAAAACTAGTAAAAAGAAAAAGAAAAAAACTACTGAGGTCAATCCTGATGAATTATTCGAGGAGTAGCCAGAGAGCGTAGGTAGTGAAGAGTCATTCAAGGATACGGAAGGCGAAGACACTGACAGTGCTGGTGCTTCTCCAAACGATAATGACTTCTACTCTTCCATTGCCAACGCTTGTGCAGTGGATGGAGCCTTCCAAAACCTTGATGATGATGCAATAAAAAATGTAAAGACAGCAGAAGACTTCTTTAACCTGATTGAACAGGAAGTTACAGCCCGTTTTGACGAGAAGCAGCAAAGGTTGATTAAAGCGCTGGAAAATGGAGTAGAAGGATCGGATATCAGAAAGTATGAGAATACACTCTCATATATTGACAGTATCCAAGAGAGAGACCTTATCGAGGAATCTGAGAAAGGTGAAGCCTTAAGAAGAAACATCATTTTCCAGGATTTTCTCAACAAAGGCTACAGTCAGGATAGGGCAAAGAAGTTGACTGAAAGAACCATTGAAGCAGGCACAGACATCGAGGATGCCAAGGATGCTCTTGTAAGCAACAGGGATTATTATCAGAAACAATATGATAATCTTCTCAATGCGGCACAAGCAGAGGCTGACAAAGCAGCAGCTGCACGTAAACAGCAGGCAGACAAACTTAAGAATGACATTCTTAAGGACAAGCACTTATTCGGAGATATAGAGATTACTCCTACTATCCGCAAGAAAGTGATTGACAATATTGCCAAGCCTGTTTACAAGGATCCTGAGACAGGAGAGATGTTCACTGCTTTGCAGAAGTATGAGATGGAGAATCGTGCTGATTTCATCAAGTACATTGGTACGATCTTCACTCTTACTAATGGTTTTAAAGATTTCGACACCTTTGTAAAAGGTAAAGTTGAAAGAGAGAAAAAGAAAGGCCTCAGAGAATTAGAGCACACTTTGACAAACACCAAACGTAGTGGCGGAAATCTTACATTGGTAACTAATGCCAAAGCAGATCCAGAGTCATTTATAGGCAAAGGTTGGTAGCTTGATGTCTGAGGTTTATGAGATATAAACACAGAATGTTACTAATTTTTTAAATTTTAAATAAAATGGCAGGTAAACTTAATAAGTTTTAGATGGTTAATTTTTCTGGCTGGAAGGGTTTAACAAAGGATAACCACCTTGGTTCCGTTCAGCTGCTCATGCCACAGAAGGCCACCAATCTGATGGTGCAACTGCTTGCTTGGCACAGAGGTAAGACTTTAAACACCTTCTTGTCAAAGTTCCCCACCAAGACTTTTGACAGTGATGATGAGTACACCTGGGATGTAATCGGTTCTTCTGACCGTAATATTCCTCTGGTAGAGGCTCGTGATGAGAATGGCACTCCTGTTGGAACAAGTGGTGACAACATTGGTGTAGCTGGCACTCCTTTCTATCTGGTATTTGGTAAGGATTGGTTTGCGCTGGGTGAGGTGATCGTTGGTGACCTCAATGAGGTTTATCCTATCCGTGTGGTTGCTGATCCTCGTCGTGACGGTACCAACCCTGTTTACAAGGTGACCTTGACTGGTGGCATTACCACAGGTATTCCTCGCGCAAGACTGCAGGCAGGTGAGCGTTTCTCTGTTGAGTATGCTCCTGTATCTCATGGTCTGAGCCGCAAGGTTGGTGATATCCGCTTCACCTCTCCTGTAAGCATGCGCAATGAGTTTACTACCATCCGCATTCAGCACAAGGTTCCCGGCAATATGCTGGATAAGAAGGTTGCTGTAGGTATTCCTATGACCAAGGTTGTCAACGGCAAGTTGGTTCATGAGACTACCAACATGTGGATGAACAATGTTCATTGGCAGCTTGAGTGCCAGTGGGATCAGTACAAGAACCGTGTACTTGCATTTGGTAAGAGCAACAGAACCGT